TACGATCTAACNACATCATAATAAATAGTTTTGGTGGGGGAGTAATCCCCCATCATTTTAATTAACAATTTTGTTTGGTCTTTGAAGATTTAAAGTCGGAACGAAGCAAATAAAAAGGATAAAAAATGAGAACATTAAACGATTACTTTATAACTGCTGAGATTGAAGATATATCTACAGCTTCATCAACTTTTGTTGCAGTACCTGATGGTGGTAAAATAATTAAAATTATTACTGCTTTACAAGGAGCTATCTCTGGAGGCAATGCTGCAATAAGTTTTGAAATAGGTGGCACTGCTGTAACTGGTGGTGGCATAACTGTTGCTCACTCTGGCTCTGCTGCTGGTACTGTAGATTCTGCTGAACCTACTGCTTTGAACAGAGTAGAAGAAGATGGAACTATCGAAATGATTACTGATGGTGGTTCTACTGGAGCTAAAAAATTACTTGTGACATTTGTTATAAGAAGATAATAAACACTTGAGGGGATCTTGCCTAGCGGTATTTCCCCTCTACCTAATAGGAGAAAAATATGAGTTATAACTATGCGTTAAGACCTGGAACTACTCAGAAACTTAATACTAATAATTCTTCAACAGCTTCTGCTGCATTTGGTTCACAAACTGAATACATAAGAGTGGTTGGAGATGCTAATTGTCACTTTGTTTTAGGTGCTTCACCTACAGCAAGTGCAACATCAGCTTTACTACCATCTGGTGAAATAGAAATATTCAAAGTTTCACCTGGAGAAAAAATTGCAGTATTTCATGGTTCATCTACAAATGTATATGTCACTGAAATGAGTGCTTAGTGGCTAGACAAAAGTTTGTTCATTTTGTTCCAAGACCAAAGCCTAGAAAAAGACCTGGCAAACACAAAAAATCTCAGAACAAAAATGAGAAACGACAAAAGAAACAAAAAAGATATAAAGGTCAAGGCAGATGAAAAAAGACATAACAATTGATGGATTACAAAAAACCACATATCTCAAAGATGAGATGGATGGCAAAATTGTTACTAAAGAAGAAGTTAATATAAATCCACATATTGAACACAATAAAAGATTATATAATCTTAATGATGGCTATTCTAAATCAAGAGATATGAAAAGAGTGGCTAGTATTCCAACTTTAGCTTTATCTGTCTGGGCGAATGAGTATAATGGAACTAATAATTGGTTCGGTCTTCCAAAAGAAGTACAAAAACAAATATTAAAAAAAAAATTAAATTCAAATGAATTTAGATATTTTAAAACCGCAGAAGGTAATTTATAATGGCACTAAGTAGTTATTCAGCACTAAAAACATCTATCGCAAACTGGCTAAACAGATCAGACTTAACATCAGAAATAGCTGATGACTTTATCGTATTAACAGAAGCAGATTTAAACTCAAAACTTAGAATTAGAAAGATGATTACATCTACTTCTATTACTATTGATTCAGAAACAGAATCTATACCTGCTGATTTTTTACAAGTAAGAGATTTTTTTATTACTGAAGGTGGTACAAAGTATGCTTTGAAATATATTACTCCAGCTCAAATGGATCAAATCAAAGGTAGTTCTACATCTGGAATGCCATCAACTTATACTATACTAGGAGATAATTTTAGATTTGCACCAACTCCTGCTGCTGCATACACAGGAACATTAAATTATTATGCTAAGTTTGCAGCTCTATCAGATTCAAATACATCAAATTATATTTTAACACATCACCCAGCTATTTATTTATATGGTTCGTTATATCATGCTGCTAATTTTTTAGGTGGTATAGAACCTGCAAGACTTCAACAATGGCAAGGAATGTACACAACAGCACTTGAAAGACTTGAAAGAAACGACAGAGAAGATCAATATGGTAATGCACCTTTACAACAAAGAGGTGATGTAACAATAGCTGGTTCTTTCAATGAAAGATCATTTGCAGTAACAAACAATAACCAATAGGAGAACAATGCAAATACCTTTTGGAGAATGGCTACCAGATCAACCTGAGTATTTAAATCCAGGTGCGAACACAGCTAACAATGTTTACTTTGCNAGACAATCTTACAAACGATTTCCTTCNTTAGTTGCTTATTCATCAAACAACATTGGTGCAAACAGTAGAGGTGCAGGTTCTTTTAGAGATAACTCAAACAATGTATTTAACTTCGTTGCAAACAATACAGATATTTTTCAACTTGATGGTGGTACATTTACTTCAAGAAAATCTAGTTTAACAGGTACTGATACAGACTATTTTACATTTACACAATTCGGTCAATTTGTTGTTGCTAGTAATGGTAAAGATGCACCACAATATTACGAAATGGGTACATCAACTAATTTTGCAAATCTATCTAGTATAGGAACAAGTGGTACAGTTCCTGTATTTAAAGTTTCAGGTGTGGTTAGGGATTTTTTTGTAACAGGAAACCACACAAACAATTCAAATAGAATTCAATGGTCAGGTATTAATGATCTTAACAACTTGGCAACCTGGAACTAAACAATCTGACTTACAAGACTTACCTGGTTCAGGTGGACAGATAACTCACATAACTTCTGGTGAGATAGGATATGTGTTTAGACAAAATCAAATTATTCGTATGGACTATGTTGGTGGTGCTACAGTATTTAGATTATCAGTTATATCACCTAATAGAGGTGCAGTATTAGGAAGAACTGTTTGCCAAGATAATCGTAGAGTATTCTTTTATGCAGACGATGGTTTCTATGAATTAAATGGAGATCAGGTAATATCCATTGGTGCAGAAAAAGTAAATAGATTTTTTGATACAGATTTAAACAAAGCATTTAGTGATAGAATATGTGCAGCAGTTGATCCATTTAATCAACTAGCTTTATGGNTATATCCATCTGCTAGTAACACTGCAAACACAACTGGTATATGTGATAAAGTAATTATTTATAATTATGCTACNCAAAAATGGTCAACAGCAGATGCTAGTGCTAGTACAATCTTTTCTCAGTTTGTAGGTGCTTACACTGTAGAATTAATGGATATTATTTCAGAAAACTTAGATGCTATTAATATTGCTTTAGATACTGACTTTTGGAATGGTGGTCAGTTATATCTAGGTGCAATAGATAGTGATTTTAAAGCTGCTATTTTCTCAGGTACTGAAAATGAAGGAACTTTAGAAACTAGAGAATTAGAGTTGTTTCCAGGACATAGAAGTAGTATAACCAATATTAGACCGATTGTTGATGCTACATCTACAGTTACTATTAGTAGTAAGGAAAGATTAGCAGATACAGCAACAGAATCTTCATCATCATCTATGGTGGCTAGTGGAGATAATCCAGTTAGACAATCAGGTAGATATTTTAAAATTAAAGTAACGACACCTTCAGGATCTGTTTGGACTCATGCTCAAGGTGTTGATTTAATTGCATCAAGAATAGGATTGAGATGACAGAAAAAACTGATATAGATAATGTTAGATATAGTTTTGAAACTCAAGAGTTCTTTCAAAGACAAATTGAAGAAGCTATTAATACATTAATTAATGATCGTAACAAAGAAAGCGATAAAATTTTCGCATGGTTCATAGGAGATTAGATGCCAACTAATATTAAAGATTATTCAACCACACAAGCTAACAACACATCACTAAATGGTATTTCAACAGCAGAAGGAATGTTACCTTCAAATCTAAACAATGCCATCAGAGCATTGATGAAAAATACTAGAGATTGGTTTAACGATGCACAGTGGATTGAATATGGTGATGGTGATGGAGCTTTTACTGCTGCTTACGCATCAGCAACTTCTTTTACAATAGCTGGTGTAGATGTTACTTCAATTTATCATGCAGGAAGAAGAATTAAATTAACTGCAACAACTCCAGGAACAATTTTTGGAACGATTGCTAGTTCAACATTTTCTACAAACACAACAGTCAATGTAACTTGGGATAGTGGATCACTTGCTAACGAAGCAATCACTCATGTTTACATTGGTGCTTTATCAAAAACAAATTCATCTATACCAACAGAAATTATTGGTACATCAAATATAAGTGATAGTGCTATTACAACTGCAAAGATTGCAGCAGATGCTGTTAATGGAACTAAAATTGCAGACGACAGTATTAACAGTGAACACTATGTAGATGGTTCAATAGACACAGCTCACATTGCAGACGCACAAATTACAACTGCNAAAATTACAGATGCAAATGTTACAACAGCTAANATTGCTGCTGANGCAGTTGATGGAACTAAAATAGCTGATGATAGTATCAACTCAGAACATTATGTTGATGGAAGTATAGACACTGCACACATAGCAGATTCACAAATCACTACTGCAAAGATTGCAGATAGCGCAATCACATCTGCAAAAATAAATGATGGTGCGATTGTTAATGCAGACATCAATGCAAGTGCAGCAATAGATGCTACAAAAATACATGATGGTACAATTTCAAATACAGAATTTGGTTTTTTAAATGGTGTTAGTTCAAATATTCAAACACAACTAGATGCCAAAGGTGCTTCTAATGCAAACTTAAATACAATAGGTGGTCTATCAAATGCAGATGGTAATTTTATTGTTGGTAGTGGTTCAACTTGGGTTGCAGAAGCAGGATCAACTGCAAGAGCATCACTAGGACTAGGAACTATATCAACACAAGCTGCAAACAGTGTAGCCATATCTGGTGGTACAATTACAGGTCTTGGAGCTCCTTCAGCAAGTTCAGATGCAGCAACAAAAAATTATGTTGATAATTTAGTTACAGGATTAAAAACAAGAATTATTACAAGGGTTGCTACAACAGCAAATATTAATTTATCAAATGCTTTAGAAAATGGTGATACACTAGATGGTATTACACTTGCTACAGGAAATAAAGTTTTAGTAAAAGATCAAAC